GTCATCGTTCGAAGCTGATTGGGCGGAATCGAATAACTGGATCTTATCGAGACGCGCGCGGGTTTTCACATCCGACACTAATAAGGGCGGACGAAGGAATCAGCGGATCGTTGACTCGACGGGAACACTGGCGGTAAGAACGTTGCAAGCCGGCATGATGTCCGGGATCACGTCACCGTCACGTGATTGGAAGAAGCTCACGACCGATGATCCTGATCTGGCAGAGTTCGGCAGCGTTAAAAGATGGTTAAGTGTTGTTAATGACCGCATGACGAATATGTTCCTGCGGACGAATTTATATAACGTCCTGCCGTTGACGTATGGCGATATGGGTGTGTTCGCCACGGCTGGGATATGGATGGAAGAAGACTTTGACCGCGTGGCACAGTTCTACTCGCTGCCGATTGGTTCGTACTGGATCGCCAACGATGATCAGATGCGTGTCCGTGTATTGATGCGTGAGTTTCCCATGACTGTCCGGCAGATCGTGATGAAGTTTGGAATGGTCGATGGGAAACCGAGCTGGGATAATATCAGCACGTATGTGAAAACGTTGTGGGAGCGCGGAGAATATGAGGCGTGGATAGATATTGGTCACATGTGCCACGAAAATACGGAATATGATGATAAGAAATTTGCGTCGTTTAAGTATGTGTCGTGTTATTTCGAATTGGGAAGTTCGAATATGCAGGAAGCGAATTACTTGATCGATCGCGACAAGGACGTTTACCTGCGTGATTCTGGATATAATTATTTCCCTGGATTATTCCCGCGCTGGCAGGTGACCGGCGGCGATGTTTACGGAACGTCATGCCCTGGGTTCGATGCGATCGGCGATATTAAACAGTTGCAGCACGGCGAGAAGAAGGCAGCGAAAGCGATCGATAAAGGCGTTGATCCTGCGATGGTCGGACCGGTTGCGCTCAGGAACCAGAAGGCGTCGATCCTGCCCGGTGATATTACGTACACCGACGAACGCGAAGGGATGAAAGGGTTCCGCGCGGCCCATGAGATTAATTTGGATTTGAACCACCTCGAATTAAAACAGCAGCAGATCAGACAGCGTATCCAGCGCGCGTTCTACGAAGATTTGTTTCTGATGCTGGCACAGTCGGACAGACGCGAGATAACCGCCCGAGAAATTGACGAACGGCACGAGGAAAAATTATTGGCGCTTGGCCCGGTATTGGAACAGACGAATCAGGATCTGTTGGACCCGCTGATCGATAATATGTTCGATTTCATGGTCAGCCAGAACCAGATACCTGAACCGCCGCCGGAGTTGCAGGGCATGAAACTGAAGGTCGAATATGTCTCGATCATGGCGCAGGCGCAGAAACTGGCCGGCGTTGCGAATCTGGAGCGGTTCGGCGGTACGGTTATGAACATCGCGAAGATGACCGGCGTGTTGCCCAGGAAGATTAATCTGGATCAGTTTATCGACGTATATGGGGATAGACTGAGCGTTGATCCTACGATCATACGGACGGATGAAGAAGTTGAGGCGATGGAAAAGGCTGACCAGCAGGCGCAGCAGCAGGCGCAGGCGTTGCAGAATATTGAGACAGCAGCGGGCGCGGCGCAGAAACTGGCCGGTGCGAAACTCGAAGAAGATTCTGCCCTGAAAAGGTTGGTAACGAAATGAACCTCGTAAGAAACGCCGCTGATCCAGAACAGGTAAAAAAAGCCGGCGATAAATTGAAACTGGCGCAGATGCAGCGTGAAAACGATATGCGGACGTTGTTGGCGATGCCGGAGTTCCGTCGGTTCGTAGCTGAAATGTTCGCCGAATGCCGGATCTCATCGAGCGTATGGAGCCCGTCGGCAGCGATACACAGGGATGCCGGCCGTCAGGAGTTGGGGCACTACATCGCGCGTAAGATCGTCAAGGTTGACGAAAAGGCCCTGGCAGAATTATTAACAGATGCGTATAAAAAGGAGTTGCAGAATGAGTGACCAGAATAACGGCGTGCAGGACAACAACCAGAACGCTGGAAATCAGAATCAGGGTGGTGCTGGAAACGCGCCCGTTAAATCGGCCTACGAATTATACGATGCCGCAGACGCGGCGTTGGAGGCGTATCAGGCAGACCCGGATAACGCGGAATTAAAAACGGCCTACGAAACAGCGAAAAAAACGGCGAAGGAAACTGCCGCAGCTGAACGAACGGCAGCAGAGGCGAATCGTCCGCCGAAAGAATATAAGTTGACGAAACCGAAAGAATCTGTCCTGAGTGATGAGTCTGTTGTTAAGATTGCTGCCTACGCGAAGGAGCATGGATTAACACAGAAACAGGCTGAAGCTCAGCTGAATAGAGAGAACCAGATCCTCGTAGAAGCACGCCAGGCGTTCGAATCTGAGAATCAGACGAAGATGGCCGAAGTGCAGGAATCGTGGATCGCCACGGCTAAAGATGACAAGGAATACGGTGGACCAGAACTCCCGAAAAATATGGAACTGGCGAAACGTGTCCTTGAAAAATATGGGACGCCGGAATTTAGATCGATACTCGAAGACCCGAAACAAGGACGATTCGGTAATCACCCCGAACTGGTCAGGGTTCTCGTACGTATCGGGAAAAGCATGTCGGAAGACCAGCTGATCCTCCCAGGCGCGCAGGGTGCGAAAAGGCCGGTTTCCGCAGCTGAGAAGCTGTACGGTGAAGGAACTGTGAAAAGTTCAGGCGTAGCGTCGTAATAAAAAAGGCGCACAACCACATAATTTAAACAAGGAGAATAACTATGTCTACACTTGGAGCGAATATTTTAACACTCATGGATTGGGCAAAACGTCTCGATCCAGACGGAAGTGTCCCGACGATCGTTGAACTGTTATCGCAGACCAACGAGATCCTGAGGGATATGCTCTGGAAACAGGGTAATTTGCCGACCGGCGAACGCACAACCGTTCGTACAGGTCTGCCGACCGTTGCCTGGAGATTATTGAACCAGGGAACTTCACCTTCGAAATCCACCACTGCCCAGATCGATGAAGGTTGCGGCACGTTGGAGGCATGGAGCGAAGTTGACGTTGAATTGGCCAACTTGAACGGGAATCAGGCTGAATTCCGTTTGAGCGAAGGTATGGCGTTCATCGAAGCCATGAATCAGGAAATGGCCCAGACGTTGTTCTACGGTAACAGCGGAACAGCTCCCGAGGAATTCTTGGGATTGTCTCCCCGTTATTCCGATCCGACCGCGACAAACGGTTCGAACGTTATTGACGCCGGCGGGTCCGGTAGCGATAACACATCGATCTGGCTCGTTGGCTGGGGCTCGAACAGCATATATGGTACTTTCCCGAAAGGTTCCGTCGCTGGTTTGAAGCACGATAATTACGGCGAAGTAACCGTTGAAGTGACCGCCGGTATAGCTGGAAACCGTATGAGAGCGTTCCAGGATAGATGGCAGTGGAAAGCCGGTATCGCGCTGAAGGATTGGCGTTATGTCTGCCGTATCGGGTCCATCGACGTATCAAACCTGGTCGGTGTTACATCGGCCGCTGATATCATCGAACTGATGATCAAAGCGATGTACCGGATCCCGAACATCTCGTCCGTTAAGCCGGTGTTTTACATGAACCGGACATGTATCGAGATGCTGGACATCCTGCGCCGTAATGATGTTATTGCAGGAGGTCAGCTGTCCTACAACATCGTTGACGGAAAAATGGAATATGCGTTTCGCGGTATCCCGATCCGTTTGTGTGACGCGATCTTGGAAACCGAAGCGTTGGTTTAATTAATTCGGGTTTTTTATTTTAACGAATACCTAAAAGGAGAAATACTATGATCTTCGATGCTCAGAATCTGTTCTCGGACGCCCAGGCGATCACAGCCGCCGCCGCGTCTACGAACATTATCGATCTTGGCTCCGCGCGTAACATCGGCGTCGGAGAGAACCTGTTTGTGGTGGTTACAATCGACACCACGTTCGCAGATACCGGTTCGAACTCGACATTGACCGTTGCCCTCGAAGGCGACAGTTCGGATTCGTTCACTCCGGACGGTACTCAGCAACTGTTTATTATCCCTGCGCTCGCCGCAGCGGGTTCTAAATATGTTGCCCGTATCAGTCCTGATTTTGCCTCAAATTATCGTTACATTCGGTTGTATTACACGCCGAATAACGGTGATCTGTCGGCAGGAGCGGTCACTGCGTTTATTTGTCACGATGCTGATTTACAGAAACATTATCCTAAGGGATATACGATCAGCTAATTTTAATTCGGTGGGCGGCCTCGTCGTGGGGCCGCCTTATCGAACTTTCAATCAAGGAGAAAACTAAAATGAAAGTCCACGGAATGACAGAAGAGCAGTTGGCAAAAGAGATGAAAAAGACAATGCGTGTCCGAGCGAAAGGCGACGGTGATGCGTTCGTTGGTTATTATAATCATCTGCGTCGTCGTGGTGGAGATGTGTTTGTCCTGCGTCCGATCGTCCGTAAACGTGATGTTATTGTTCTTGATAAGGACAAAAAGCCGGTAATGATATTCGACGGTCGATTTAAAAAAGAGGTCCCGAAGAAAGAAACGAAGGTCGTTCTGATAACCGCAGAAATGCAGTTTTCCGAGAAGTGGATGGAAGTTGTAAAGGAACGATTACCGGAAACCGCTCCTGTTCATTTCAATAAGACCAAAGGCGGTAAGGGAACGATCGCGAACAAGCTGAACATCCCAGGGATGACATCGAAGATCGGGGATGGATTTGAGACGCAAACGTCGGACGATGATTCATTTGATAATGAACCAAGTAATTCAAATCAGGATGAGGCTGTAATTTAACCAAAAGGTGATCAATGGCAGACAAGACTGGTATCTGTAACATTGCGTTGTCGCATTTAGGTTCGTCGTTAGAGATTGCCAATATCGAGACGGAACGATCCGCGGAGGCGAAGGCGTGCCGCCGTTTTTATGCCGATGCGTTGCTGGAATCGCTGCGCGATTTCCCACACCCATACCTGACGGTTATTAATCCATTAGCGTTAGTGGCAGATCTTCGCTCAGTGGCAGGATCTGAGTGGTATTTTTCGTATCGTTATCCAGCAGACTGTTCGAAAGCTATACGAATACCGAGCGGTATCCGGAATGATAACAACGACAGCCGTATACCGTACCGGATAATCTCAGACTCGACCGGACCGTTGATAATGACCGACATGGAAAACGCAACGCTCGAATACTGCCAGAAGTCCGATAGTCCTGACAAGTGGGCTCCTGACTTTGTTATGGCGTTCTCGCTGTTGTTGGCGTTTTATATATCTCCGCGCGTGACTGCCGGCGATCCGTTCAAACTCGGAGAGCGCGCGTATCGTGCGTATGTTCTGTCCATATCGAAGTCGAAGGCCAATGCCGTCGGAGAGCAACAGGCTGAAAAAGAACCGGACACTGATTACATAAGGGCTAGAGATTAAATGACAGCAGTCGCACAGAGATCGCTATCCGGTGGTGAACTTGCTCCATCGTTATGGGCAAGAGCCGACACGACGAAATACCAAACTGGTCTTCGAACTGTACGAAATTTTATTATCAAAAAAGAAGGTGGCGCTGATAATCGTCCTGGCTTCAAATATATTATCTCAACGAAGGATTCGACAAAGCGTGCTGTTCTGATACCGTTTATCTTTAATTCTGATCAGACGTATGTTCTGGAGTTCGGCGATCAGTATATTCGATTTATTCGTAACGGTGCGCAAATAAACGTTTCAGGTGTTACGGCATGGAGTAATGTTACGGCTTATGTCGTCGGAGATTTAGCCTCTAGATTAGGTGTTAATTATTACTGCATCTTAGGACACACCAACCAACAACCCCCAAACGCCACGTATTGGTATCCCCTCACAGGAAGTATCTACGAAATACCGACACCATATCTTGAGGCTGATTTAGAAGTTCTGAAATATAACCAGTCGCTCGACATAGTTACACTGACGCATAAGAGTTATGGCGTCCGTGAATTACGCCGGAGTGGCCATACGTCATGGACGCTGGATTTGGTCGTGTTTGCTCCGTCACAGGCAGCTCCAACATCGCCAACTAATAATGGAGCGGCTGGTTCGACAACTGAATGGGTCATAACGGCTGTCAATTCAGAGACGTTCGAGGAGAGCTTGCAGTCCGCTTCAACGGGTTCCCACGCAACGCCGTCAAGTGGTTCTCCGATCACGGTTTCATGGACTGCGGCACCAGGCGCCGGTGAATATAATGTTTATAAAAAAATCAACGGTGTGTATGGATTTATCGGTGTTGCGATAGGAACATCGTTTGTCGATAACGGGATAACAGCCGATTCTGAGGATACACCGCCAACTGCGCGCGACCCGTTCTCCGGATCGGATAATTATCCAGCCATCTCCACGTATGTTCAGCAGAGGCTGACGTTCGGTAATACCACAAATTATCCCGAAAAGATTTGGATGGGCAAGTCCGCGAACTTCAAAAATTTTACTTACAGCACACCGTTGCAGGACGATGACGCGGTTACGTTCTCAGTCCCCGGCCGGCAGTACAACGAGGTTCGTCATATCATCGACCTTGAGCGTATGATCGTGTTTACCAGCGGTTCGATATGGGATGCCGAGGGTGATTCGGCAGGTATCATACGTCCCGGACAGATAAACCCGAAAACCAGAGCGTATCGCGGCGCCAGTATCGTAACTCCGGTTATCATCGGAACGTCGATCGTTTATGTTCAGGCGCGTGGGAATGTTCTGCGTGATCTGATCGGTGACGCCATCGAAGGTTACAAGGACACTGATTTGACGATTTTCTCGTCACATTTATTCAGAGGATTTACAGTTATTGACATGGCTTATCAAGAGAACCCAAATTCTGTCATATGGGTTGTTTTGCAGGATAATGTAACAGAATTGAGAAGTTTGGTTGCCATGACATACGTTAAGGAACATGAGGTGTGGGCATGGCATCGGCATGATACGGATGGCGAGGTGGAACGGCTCTGCGTTGTTCCAGAGGGTGTTGAGGATGCGTTATATGCGATCATCAGACGCCCGATCAATGGAACAGACCTACGTTATATCGAACGCCAGTATCCGCGCGAGATCACTGATATTATCGACTCCGTTTTTTTGGATTCCGCACTGACTTATGACGGCAGGAATGCCACGGCAACAACGATGACGTTATCAGGAGGAACGACCTGGGCGTATGACGAAACGATCACATTGACCGCCAGTGCGTCACAGTTCGTTGTTGGCGATGTTGGGAACCAGATATTCCTTACTGGTGCGGACGGAGTGGTTATCCGTTTCACGATAGGCGAGTATTCGAGTGCGACGGTTGTTACCGGAACGCCTCATAAAACTGTTCCGTCTTCGCTCAGGAACACTGCCACGGCGGTTTGGACGGATGCGGTAGACACGTTATCGGGATTGGACCACTTGGAAGGAAAGGACGTTGCCGTGTTCGCCGATGGGTTCGTGGTTGCCAGTCCGAACAACTCGCCATATACTACGGTCACAGTTACGGCCGGCGCGATAACTCTGGATAAACCGTATGGCGTCATACACGTTGGTTTGCCGTATATTTCGGATTTGCAGACACTAGATTTGGAAACCGTTAACGGCGAAACGCTGATTGATAAACGGAAGCTGATCGGTAAGGTCGTTGTCATGGTCGAGGAAACGCGTGGGTTGTTCATCGGCCAGAAACCTCCGGAAGATGATGAAACGGATCCGATTCAGGATTTGAACGAGGCAAAGTTGAGAGAACTTGAAGGTTATGATTCGGCGGTCGATCTGATGACCGGGCCCGTTGAAGTTAAAATAGATTCCTCATGGAATTTAGGTGGTCGAGTATTTATAAGACAGGTTGACCCGATACCGGCTACGATATTGTCGATAACGCCGGTCGGGATGATACCAGTTAGGGGTGCGTGATGGGTGAAGTTGGATCGTTATTTGCGATTTCGTCCGGAGCGAACGCAGTAAGTTCGTTGTCACAGGCGTATTCGCAGAGCCAGGCAATTAAAATGCAGGGCAAGTTCGAACAGAATCAGCTGAATTTTAATAAGGATATTGCCGAGTTGCAGGCATCGGACGCGATCGTTCGCGGTGAAAAGGACGTTGCCACAACGAAACGCCGTACCCGTCAGATGGTAGGATCACAACGGGCGGCGTTGGCGGCGCAGGGATTGGATGTCAACGCGGATACGTCATCGCTGATTCAGGAGGACACCGCCGGATTAGGCGCAGAGGACGTGACCACAATCAGAAACAACGCATGGCGCGAGGCGTGGGGTTATCGTGTTCAGTCGTTGGATTATAGTTCACAGGCGAAGTTTTCCGGTATATCGTCGAAATTTAATGCCCAGCAGACACTGCTGACAGGTGGTTTAAATGCCGCTCGCGAAATTGGCGGCGGTTCGTTGGAGTATTCTAAATATAAGAATAGGAAATAACAATGCCAACAGTACCTATTTCACGTGAAACATCAGTCCGTTCATCGCCATTACCAAGCGTCCGAGTCAACACGTCCGAGCCGTTATCAGCGTTTGGCGGTGGCGATGCGCTCACACAGTCGTCCAATGCGGCCCGTGGATTGAATAACGAGGTTTCCGGCAAGGCGTTCGATATTATGGCACAGCAGAAACAGAATGCGGATGATGTTCGTGTTCAGGCTGTAGACCTTGAATTATCCAAGACACAGACTGATTTGCAGGTCGAGATTAATAATATGCGCGGTGAGAACGCGTTCGGCGCACCGGATTACGCCGAAAAGGAATGGAAGTCTCGAACTGATAAAATACGTGAAAAATTATCCAACGACCAACAGCGAGCGCAGTTCGACAGGATTCACATGGCACGATCGGCTGATATTTACCGATCAACGCAAAACCACGTTGCCAGTGAAGCCAAGCAGTATGATATGGACACGACTAACGCCTACGTTGCCAACGCACAGAATCAGGCGGCTTTGAATTATATGGATGTCGGACCGGATGGAATGGTTGAGCAGTCGATTTATCAGCAGGAGCAGGCGTTGAATAAATACGGGATGCGTAACGGGATCCCTGCGCCGGTTATGGAACAAAAGATTGCCGCAAACAAAAGCAAAACTTACACCGCCGTTATCGAGCAGATGCTTAATGCCCATGATGGATACGCAGCCACCGAATATTTGAAGATGAAAAAGTCGGATATCTCGTTGGATGACCAAGAGAAAATTACAAAGATGTTCGAGAAGTCGAGCATTGACCTTGAAGATAGTCTCTACGATGAATATATGGACGGAACTTTGACTATGGAAAAGGTTCAGGCGGCCTCGTTCAGTAAAGAGCAGGGTGGTATCGGGGCTAAAAAAGCTGACGTGTTGATTAGCAAAATGGAACAAGCCCAGAAAGCCGAACTTAGAGACATAACAAAAGACGATGAGGCGGCCACAAATTATGTTGACTTGGTAGATAAAGTTTTAAATGAAAAGACAGATAATTTTAACGCCAAGCGTGTTTTGGTTGATGCGATGGCTGACGGTGGTATTGACCAGAATGAGGCACAGCGTTTACGCGCGATCAAAAAGAATTTGAATGACCAGAAATTTAATAATGAGTCTGGTGTTCTCAACAGCGCTGCGAAAACCTTGAAGTCGTGGTTTGGGCAGAATAATCCAGATAACAAGGCGTTGGCGGCATCTTTAAAGAAGCTCATTGGCTCAACGTCATCCGATGATCCATCGGCCCTCAAAACGGCGCAAAATTTAATCAATCAAGAAAACGTCCGTTTATATCCTGAATTGGCGCAGACTGAGGATGGGGGGATTTATGATCCTGAACGTCAAGCAGATATGAAGTGGTATTCTGGGATTGAGCGATTTGGGAAAGGTTTTGGAACAGGCGTGGCCGGAACGGTTGAGGGATTTGGCGGTGCGCTGAAGTGGCTGGGAGCGGAAGATGTCGGAAAGGCAGTTTCGAATTATGCCAAGGAAATGCAGAGATTTTATGCCATCCCAGACCCGAAGTTTACAGATCAGTTGGCCGCTGGTATAGGTTCGATGGGAACATTCTTCATTCCTGGCATGGGAATTGCCAAAGGCGTTCAGGCTGCCACGTTGTTTCCGAGATTAGCAGTTTGGCTTGGCGTAGGCG